ATGAAGTAGAAAGATTATTCATATATTTAGCCGGGTTATCATTTTCCTAATACCACAATTACTGCAATTGGGACAGTATATGGAAAAAGAGATACAATGGGGAAACATCGTTTAAGATACTATGTAGAATGTAAATGTAGTTGTGGTAATGAATTTATTGGTAGACTAGATAGATTAGAGACTTCAGATTTAACAAAAAGTCCACATACTTGTCGTTGCGAAAAATGTGGAAGAGGACATAAAAAAATTCTACCATCTAATTATGAATATAAAGCATCTTCTACTGTAAATTTAAAACGTATTCAAAATCTTAGTGGATTAATTTATGATGATTATTTAGTTTTAAATCCAGATCATACAAATAAATATGGCGTAGTATATTATAAATGTCAATGTGCCTGTGGAGAAATTGAAATTGTAAATTCATAGGCTATATTAGGGACTAATAATAAAAATAAATCACCTCGTTGCGCATGTTCTAAATGTCTTAAAAGTATTAGTTCTGGCGAACGATGGATTAAAAATATTTTAAAGAAATTATGTATTGATAAATATAAAACACAATATAGTTTTGAAGATTTATGTGGTGAAGTAAAACCTTTACGTTTTGATTTTGCTCTTTTAAACAAAGAAAATAAACCTTATTGTTTAATAGAATTTCAAGGTAAACAACATTATATGCCTATTGATTATTTTGGCGGTGAAGAGCAATTTAAAAAACAATAGTTTTATGATAATAAAAAACGTAATTATTGTGCTCAACATAATATAGTATTACTTGAAGTTCCTTATTGGAAACAAAAATCATTTATTTGATTCTTTTATTTTTTTTTGATATAATATATTTAAGAGAATAAAGGAGAAATAAAATGCCATTAAATGTGGGTTATTTAACCGCAAAGACAAATAAAGCTTCTGATGAAGTTTATACGCCTGCTTATGCAGTTAAACCATTGATTAAATATTTAGACGGATATTTTCATCCGATGCATAAATTAACTATATGGTGTCCATTTGATAAAGAAGACTCAGAATATGTAAAAATTTTTAAAGTAGAAGGATATAAAGTAATTGCAACTCATATTGATAATGGATAGAATTTCTTTGAATATGAGCCTTCTGAACGTTATAATTTTATTATTTCAAATCCACCATTCTCGATTAAAGATGATATAATTAAACGACTATATGAACTTAATAAACCTTATGCAATCCTGCTTCCAATTCCTTCATTATAGGGACAGAAACGTTTCCCATATATGAAAGATTGTCAAGCACTTATTTTTGATAAGCGTATAAACTATTACACGAATATAGAAAAAAAAGAAATTCAAAAAGGTGTAAGTTTTGGTTCTTTTTATCTATGTAGAAATTTTTTACCAAATGATTTGATTTTTGAAATATTGGAGAAAGATGATGAATAATCAACCATTATGCCCTCTTCCAATGAAGATAAATAAAATTCCAGACGGTAAAGAGAAAATTTTCCCTTCTCTTTGTTCTTCTGGCGAATATTTCGCACAAATTAAAAAAGATGGTTATTGGTATCAATTTGAACGTACTGAAACATATGGATATTTATGGAGTCGTAATGTAAGTGTTCAAACTGGTCAACTAACTGAAAAATCTGAAAACGTACCGCATATAATAAATATTCTTAATCGTCTTCCTGCTGGTACAATTATTATAGGAGAAATTTATTACCCTGGCAAAACATCAAAAGATGTCACTCCTATTATGGGCGCTCTTCCAGAAAAAGCAATAGAACGACAGCAAGGAGATTATGGTCTATTGCATTATTATATGCATGATATAATTTATTTTAAAGGAACAAATTTAATGAATTATGGCGCAAGTATTCGTTATAATTTATTAAAAAAGGTAGTAGAAGATTATAATCTTTTATCAGAATATTTTATGGAACTTGCGGAAAGAGTAGATGACGATCTGCAAGAATATGTAGCAAAAGTATTAGATGCAGGAGAAGAAGGAGTCGTTCTTAAACGTAAATCTGCTCCTTATACGCCAGGCAAACGTCCCGCATGGGACACAATTAAAATTAAGAAAACTGCTACTTGTGATGCAGTATGTATGGGATCATGTGAACCCACAAAATATTATAATGGGAAACTTCCTATTGGTCCTAACTATACAGTATTAGATGAGTATGGTTTGATTGATTTTGAAGCAAGTAAACAACAATATAATCAAGCTAAAGACTGGCCATATTGGATTATTGAGCAGTATGGTATTCCAGCAGAAGCTGGCGCCCCTTGGGAGTTATTAAGTGAAAAACGTGTTCCTCTTGGAGAATATCAAGTCGTTAAAGGTATTGAATATAAAACATTACCTGTAACAAAAGCTTATTATTATGGATGGCCTACTGCTATTCGCGTTGGCGCATATAATGAGAATAAAGAACTTGTAGAAATTGGAACGATTTCTTCTGGATTAAGTGAAGAAGATCAGAAAAATTTGAAAGAGCATCCATTAATGTTCTTTGGAAAAGTTGTGGAACTTGCGGGAATGGAAAAACATAATACTTCTCATACGTTAAGACATTTTTATTTTAAGCGTATTAGAGATGATAAAAATCCCGAAGAATGTACGATTGAAGAAATTTTTGGAAAATAATTGACTTTTAAAAAAAATTATTATATAATATACTTGTAAAAATTAAGGAAAGGAAAATATTCCTGTGACTAAGAAGCAACAGAAGAAGTATGCCAAACAGCTTGCGGAACTTGAATATAAGTTGCAGCACGCTGAAACTAATGATGAAATTAATTCGCTACAAAAGCGCATCATGAATTTGCAAGAAACGACAGAAGATAATATGACTATTGATGATATGACTGCTGTCGATGAAATGGTTCAAGAACTTCTTCAAGAAATGATGGCAAGTTGAAAAATTAAAAAATTTTTAGTATAATAACTTTAGTTAATAACTGACGGCACAAACCGCAGATTATTATAAAATAAAAAAAATAAACAATAAACACCAATCAAATTGGTAAGAGTAAAAGGAGAAATTATTATTATGGCTGTTATGAAGGAAAATACTAAGAAGGTTATTACTTATCTGCAGGGCCTTGGTGCCAACGACAATGTGACCGCTACTGATGTTGCTGAGGCGCTTGATCTTGAGGTGCGTAGCGTTAATGGTATCTTTACCAGTGCTATTCAGCGCAAGGAACTTGGTTTCCGTGAGGAAGCTGAGATTGAGCTTGATGATGGAACGCATAAGCAGGTTAAGTTCCTCCGGCTCACCGATGCTGGCAAGGCCATTGATGTAAATGCTGAGCCAGAAGCTGAGTAATTAATCATTTAGTAAATATTTTATGGGGTTTGGTTTTTACTAAACCCCATTTCTTGTAAAAATATCATTATGACTTGGATGATAATAATAGGCGCGATTATTGTTATAATTTTAATGGCTTATGATTTATATCTTGGTCGATAGATAAAAATAAAATAGCTAAATTTAAATATAACAAATGAATCTTTAAAAAGCGCTCAACAAGATTTAAATAATTTAGCGCAGTAGCGATAGGCAACCTATTTAGAAACACAATAGTTAAAAGAGGACCAATGTGAATTAAAAAAAGATATTTCTTTTTTAACTGATACTTCTGATAAATTACGATAGAATGTTGAACAACAAGAAATTTATAATAATGAATATAAAGCTAAAAGAAGTATTGAAATTGAAGAAGAATTGGCTGAATATAATCGACAATTACAATAGGATGCCAATCAAAGTTTAATTTTAATGCAAAAAGAATTTACTGAAGAATTTAAAAAAGAAAATCAAGAAAAATTAATTGCGGCTTAGCGATTAGTTGCAAAATTAGAATCTTTACAATCTGCGGTAAATGCGGCTGTTGAATTAAATAAAAAATAGCAAGAACAAGAAGATTATAATGATTATCATCGGCTTTAGTTATCTGAATAGGATATATTAGATATTCATAAACTTTATGAAGTAAGTTTAGAATTATCTCCTCAAGCACGGACTGCAATTAATAAAGTGATTTGGAAAATTTATTATGAAAAGCCATATAGTGATTTAATTGGACGAGTTATTGGAAATACCCCAAAAATGGGAATTTATAAATTAACTAACATGAATAATCAAATGTGTTATGTCGGTTAGGCTGTCAATATTGGTGACAGATGGAAGACTCATATTAAATGTGCTATTGGTGCGGAAGAACATAGTGATAATAAATTATATAATGCAATGAGTGGATGCGGCCCGTGGAAATTTACTTTTGAAATAATCGAAGAATGTACAAGAGATAAACTTAATTAGAAAGAAGATTATTGGCAAAATTTTTATCATGCAAAGGATTATGGGTATAGTATAAAATAATGCTTACAAAAGAAGAAGTAAATAGAATCATTGATTCTAGTTCAAATTTAGATCAAGAAATTACAGAAAATATTATGCAGAATCGTATTGCGCAAGCACAAATCCCTGTGACAATTGATGATTTTTATTCAATTATTCAGCAGGAATTTCCAGATATTAATCAATTTAAAGAGAATGAACCTGATTTAATAGATAATATTCAAAAATGGTGTGATACTTTAAACACTATTCGTGAAACTTATTTGCGCACAGGAGATTATAAACATTGGGCGCTGTTTTGGGAGCTTGTCCCAGTTGGCTATATCTATGACAATGATTATTGACTTTTTTAAAAAAATTTGATATAATAGATATAGAAAATGAAGAAAGGATAATTAAAATGTCCAAACAGCAGGAATTTTTGAATTTTTGGAATTATCTCACGCATGAAGTAGCAGGAGATATTGAAGTTCCGCCAAATGTTCAAGCGTACATTGATGCACTCTCAGATAATAATGTTAAAGAAAAATCAATGTTCACAGAAAATGGTAAAAACATTTTGAAATGGTTGCAGGAAAATCCTGTAACAATGTATAAGGCAAAAGATATTGCAGAAGGATTGGTATGTTCTTCAAAAGCAGTATCAGGCGCGATGAGGAAACTTGTTGCTGATGGTTATGTAGAAAAAATGGGCAAGTCACCAACAGTTTATATGATTACAGAACAAGGAAAAAATATAAGTATTGAGGAGTAAATAAAATATTATGAAGAAAAATTTTACAAATGAAACGCATATTGAAGGTTATGTTTTTGATCACAAGTTGGAAAAAAAGGTAACAGGCCCGCAGTCAAAGAGTCCGAATACCGAGTATATTAATGGTGTTGTTAATATTGCAACTGATGAGAAGTGTGAAAATGTAATTCCTGTGCATTTTACCTATGTTACCGCAACGACAAGTAAGGGCGGAGCAGATACTAGGTGGCCTGTGCTTCAAAGCTTGATTGATGGTGCTCCAACAGTAGCGTCTGATGGTAAAGAGAAGGCTACAAAAGTTCGCGTAGATAGCGTTATTGGTTTGAACGAATGGTTCCGTGATATTAAGGATGAAAAGCCGGTTAGCGTCATGCGTAATGAGGGTGGATTTATTCATCTTACTCAAAAGCTTAATGACGATGAGAAGCAGCGCGGGACTTTTAAAGTTGATATGATTATTACAAATGTGCGCGATGTTGAACCCGATAATGAAAAGGGTACAGAAGAGCGTGTAATTGTTCGTGGCGCGATTTTTGATTTTAAGAAAGCAATTCTACCTGTTGAGTTCTCTATTATGAACCCTGCTGGTATGAAGTATTTCCGCAATCTTGATGTGTCGAATAAAAATCCCGTATTTACTCAGGTATGGGGACGTCAGGTATCACGTACTTTGAAAGTAGTTACCACTACTGAGAGTGCGTTTGGTGAGGACGAAGTTAAGATTCGTGAGACTTCAACAAAAGATATGACTATCATTGGATGTCTCAAAGAGCCGTATATTTTTGATGATGAAGATACAATTACTGCTGTTGAGTTGCAGCAGGCTATGAGTGATAGAGAGTTGTATCTTGCATCTATGAAACAGCGTCAGGCTGAATATCAAGCGAGTAAGGGAACTGGCAAATCTGCCGCGACTGTTTCTGCTGCTACCACTGGTTATGACTTCTAATAGGAGGATTAACTTATGGCAAATGCTTTGACCGCAATTAAACCTCATGAGGTCTCTCGGGACCTCAGAGGTTATAGCGTAATGTTTTATGGGACTCCTAAGTCTGGTAAAACTACTATTGCTAGTAAGTTCCCTGGTGCGCTTATTCTTGGTTTTGAAAAAGGTTGGAACGCACTGCCCGGTGTTATGGCCATTGGAGTAAATAGTTGGCGCGAGTTTAAGAATTATCTTATTATGTTGCGTGATGATGAAACAAAAGCCATGTATCAGACTATTGTTATTGATACCGCCGATATTGCCTATGATTATTGTACTGATTATATTTGCAATCAGCAAGGTGTAGATGCTATTGGTGATTTGGGTTATGGCAAAGGTTATGGTCTTGTTGAAAAAGAATTTGATTCTTGTATGCGGAAAATTCTTCAGCTAGATTATGGTCTTGTGTTGATTTCCCATAGTACTGATAGAATTGAAAAAGATGAAAAGGGCAATGAATATAGCCGCCTTGAACCGACTCTTGATAAACGCGGTAGAAAAATTTGTGAGCGGACTTGTGACATTATTGGATTGTCTCGTCCAACCACAAATGAGGATGGTAGTACTACAACAAAATTGTTTATGAGAGAAACTCCAAGATTTGTTGCTGGTTCTCGATTTAAATATCTTGATCCTGTTATTGAATTTACATACGACAATCTTGTAGATGCTATTCATAGAGCAATTGATAAAGAAGCTGAACTTACTGGACATAAATATGTTACAGAAACAAAAGCTAATGAATATAAGGAAGAACCTGACGCAGATATGCCTTCTTATGAGGAAATGCGCGCTGAAGCTAGTCAGCTGATTGGAACTCTTATGGAAAAGAACATAAATAATCGTTCTAAAATTAGCAAAATTGTTTCTAATTATCTTGGAACAAAGAAATTCGCTGATGCAACTGAAAGAGATTCCGACCAGATTTGGCTAATCCTGCAAGAACTGCGTCGGCTCTAATATGAATATAACAGCGGATGTATAATTTACATCCGCTTGATTTTTTATAAAATAAATGTTATAATAAAGGAGTAAATAATGTCACAAATTTTTGTATTTGGTTTAATGGCTATTGCTGGAATAGTCGCATGGAAACAAGTTAAAAAATCAAACCCATGGCCATGGATTTGTGCATATTGGATTTTACTTACAATAAAAAATTTATTTGATTGGATTGGTATAAATGGCAAGTAAAAAGAAATTGCCACCAGTAAAATGTCTATATTGTGGTCAAACATTTAGCCGCGATGTGGAAGAATATGTTCAAGTTAATAGCAAACGGTATGCTCATAGAATCTGTTATGACAGGCATAATGCTGAATTATCTTAGGAAGAAAGAGATTTTGAAGCATTAAATGTATATATAAAAAAATTGTTTAATATCCCTTCTATAGGTATTAGAATACAAAAACAAATCGAAGATTACCATAATAATAAAGGTTATACTTATAGTGGTATATTAAAAAGTCTGACTTATTTTTTTGATATTAAAGGTAATTCAATAGAAAAAGCAAATGGTGGAATTGGTATTGTCCCTTATATTTATGAAGATGCGCGCAATTATTATACAGCTATTTGGATGGCACAACAACAGAATAAAGCTAAACCCATTGAACAATGGCAGCCTACTATTGTTGAAGTACATATTCCACCGCCAGTGCGTAAAGAACATAAACATAAACGATTTGCATTTTTAGATGAAGGAGAAGATTAAGTGGCGTCTAAATATGTAGATGGCACCGCTATAATGCAAGTTATTGGGTGTGTATATAATGACCCAAGCATTTTGGATGCCGAAGATACTTACTTTGTAACTGAAGAAGATTTTGTTGAAGATTTCCATAAAATCGTTTATGGGACAATGTTAAAATTACATGAGAGTGGTATTCGTGCTTTTACTATTGAATCTATAAATGACTTTTTAGAAAATCATCCTAAAAAGAAAGCTATATATGATCTTAATCGTGGGAATGATTATTTAACTCAGATTAGTGGATTGGTTACTCGCTCAACTTTTGATTATTATTATAAACGCATGAAGAAAATGACTTTATTGCGTATGTATGATAATTATGGTTTAGATGTTTCTTTTTTATATGACCCAGATAATATTCTTGATACCAAGAAAAAAGAAGCACAAGAAGAGTGGTTAGATAATACATCTTTGCAAGAAATTGCAGACAAAATAGATGAAAAAATTGATTTAATTCGTTCTACATATGTCGAAAATGATGTTGAAAATGGATCATATAAAGCTGGAGATGGGATTAAAGAATTAATAGAAAGATTTGAAACCGTCCCAGATGTTGGTGTTCCTCTTTATGGAAATTATATAAATACTATAACAAGAGGAGCAAGATTGGGAAAATTTTATTTGCGGTCAGCTCCGACTGGTGTTGGTAAAACAAGAAGTATGATTGCGGATGCTTGTTATATTGGATGCGATGAATTTTATGATGAGCAATTTGGTTGGCGTAAAAATGGAAAAAGTTTTCCAACTCTTTTTATTGGAACTGAGCAAGATAAAGATGAAATTCAAACTATGATGTTAGCTTTTCTTGCAAATGTTAATGAAGAGCATATACTTACAGGAAGATATAAAGATGGCGAACGAGAGCGCGTGTTTTATGCGGCTGATGTCATTTCCCGTTCTCCATTATATATAGAAGAATTACCCGAGTTTAATTTACAAGATGTTGAAAATTGTATAAAGCGAAATCTAAGAGAACATAATATTAATTATATATTTCATGATTATATACATACAAGTTTAAAAATACTTGAAGAAATTAGTAGGCGAGCTGGTAAAGTTGCATTACGCGAAGATAATATTTTATTTATGCTTTCAGCAAGATTAAAAGATATTTGTGTAAAATATAATGTCTTTATTATGTCTGCAACGCAATTAAATGGAGATTATCAAGATAGTAAAACTCCTGATCAAAATTTATTGCGAGGCGCAAAAGCAATAGCAGATAAAATTGATTATGGTAGTATTTTGTTACCAGTAAAAGACCAAGATTTAGCAAGTCTTGAAACTATTTTACAGCGTAATCCGCAATTTCCTAAACCTCTAATTAAATTATCAATTTATAAAAATAGACGCGGTAGATATAAAAGTGTTATTCTTTGGTGTAATGCTAATTTAGGCACTTGCCGCATTGAACCGATGTTTTTAACTGATTTCCAATATGAATGGATTGGAATTGAAGATTTAAAAGTAATTATAAATGATTTTAGTGCATTTGAGGAGGAAGAATAATCTTATGGCATATCATGGTCATGAAGGCACTCTTGAAACAAGTTTGGAAGTCGCGCAGTGCGCGGATGGTAAGCAAATTGAATATAATATGAATATCACTCAATATAAGGCTCTATTAAATGATAAGCCAAAAAATATTGATGATATGAAATACGTTATGGAAGTTGTTAATTCTACATATGGATTGCATGGTACTGTTGTTAAGCTAAATATCGAAAGGTAAGATTTAAATGCTTTATGACAAAGATGAAATTAAGAATAAACTTACTACTGAACAAGTATTTGAGTTAGTTCAAGATTTTGGTGGTGAGCCGCAACTAACTCCACAGGGTTTTGTTGCGGCTACTATTTGTCATAATCACCCAGGAGAAGGATCACATAAACTATATTATTATGAAAATACGCGCTTGTTTAGATGTTACACTGAGTGTGATGCAAGTTTTGATATTTTTGAACTTATTTCAAAGATACAAACCCTTAAATCCGCTCCTAATACATCATTATATGGTTCTGTTAAATATGTGGCTCAACGCTTCGGATTTGCCGCAATAACAGATGATGATAATTTTTTTCAACCATTAGATGATTGGAAAGTTATTGATAAATATAATAAATTAAAAAATGTTAATAATTTACAACAAAATGAGCTAAAGGCTTATGATACAAAAATTTTACAACATTTACCTCACCCTATTATACGAGATTGGGTTAATGAAGGAATTTCAATTGATGTATTGAAATATAATAATATTGGATATTATCCTTCAAGTGAACAAATCACTATCCCTCATTATGACATTAATGGAAAATTTATAGGATTAAGAGGTAGATTTTTAGGTAAAGAACAAGCTGAATTTTTTGGTAAATATCGGCCAGTATTTATTGATAATATATTATATAATCATCCATTAGGATATAATTTATATAATTTAAATAATAGTAAAATAAATATAAGTAAATTTAAAAAAGCAATTATTTTTGAAGGCGAAAAAAGTTGTTTATTATATCAATCTTATTTTGGAATTAATAATGATATTAGTGTAGCCTGTTGTGGTTCTACTGTATCTTTATTTCAAATTCAACTTTTATTAAATTTACATCCTAATGAAATAATAATTGCTTTTGATAGACAATTTCAAACAATAGGAGATTCTGAATATAAACAATGGGTGCGGCATTTAAAAAACATTTATGCCGCTTATAATAAATTTGTAACTATATCATTTATATTTGATAAAGAAAATAGGCTTGATTATAAAGATTCTCCAATAGATAAAGGTAAAGATATATTTTTAACACTATATAAAGAAAGAGTACGATTATAATGGAATATAAGTTATTAGGGCCAGTTAGAAATGATTTAAGTTTAATTGAGCAGCTAATGTATAATAGAGGTATTACAAATATAGAAGAATTTATTGACCCATTGTTGGGACAAGAGTATCCAAGTCAATGGTTAGATAATATAGTTGATGCAGCAAAATTACTGTTGCGCACATTGGCAAATAGGCAACATATATATATACAAGTAGATAGCGATTGTGATGGATATACTTCATCCGCGGTACTTATTAATTATTTATATGCAACTTTTCCTTCCTTAGTTCCGCAATATATTAGTTATGGTTTGCATCATAAAAAAATTCATGGCATAGATGTAAATGAAATACCTGAAAATACTGTATTAGTAGTTGCTCCTGATTCATCTTCTAATGAAAATGAAATACATAAACAATTAAGAGAACAAGGTATTGATGTAATTGTATTAGATCATCATGAAGCGCAAAAAGATGAAAATGATCCAGCTATTATTGTAAATAATCAAATGTGTGAATATCCTAATAAAGCCTTATCGGGTGTAGGTATTGTATATAAATTTTGTCAAGTTATGGATACAATTTTACATCAAAATAAAGCTGATGATTATTTAGATTTAGTAGCTCTTGGCCTACTTGGAGATATGATGGATCAACGCGAACCAGAAACTCGTAAATTTATTACTGTTGGATTACAAAATGTACATAATCCATTTTTTGTATGGATGTGTCGTAAAAATGCTTTCTCTATGAATAATACTATTGATATGCATGGTGTTACTTGGTTTGTAGTTCCATATATTAATGCAGTAACAAGAGTAGGTACTGATGCAGAAAAAGAATTAGTTTTCTCTGCAATGTTACAACATAAAGCAAGTCAAGAAATTCTATCTAATAAGCGGGGCCATAAAGTTGGAGAAACTGAATTATTAGTTGAACAAGCTATTAGAGTATGCGCAAATATTAAACGGCATCAAGATGATAGTAAAAAAGCAACTTTAGATTATTTAAAATTAAAAATCGAACAAGAGCATTTAGCTGATGCTCCAATGATTATTATAAAGAATGATAATGTTGCAGAAGATGGCGCATTAAGAGGTATTACCGGTTTATTAGCAAATGCTATTATGAGCGATTATGGCAAACCAACCATTATTGTAAATGAGACTATAAATGCTGAAACTGGCGAAATTATATATAATGGATCTGCGCGAACTTTTGCGGTAGATGGAATTTGGGACTGGCGGGACTTCATAGAGAAGAGTGGTTGCGCAATATTCGCATAGGGGCATCCGCACGCCTTCGGGGTCTCTTTCGTACCCCAAATGCTCGAAGCCTTTGGGAATTTTTTGAAGGAAAAGTTCGGTACTTCACAATTCGAAAAAACATACTATGTCGATTACATATGGCGATTTAATGAAGCCAACTTAGCATATAAAATTAAAGAAATCGCGCAATATAAAACTATATGGGGACAAAATGCGCCAGAGCCATTAGTTGTATTGGAAGATATTCCGGTTAGAAAAGAGAATGCTTTTTATTTAGGGAAAGGCACTTTAAAATTACAACCACAAGACAATAGTTTTAATTGTCTAAAATTTAGTGTACCAATAGAAAATTATGAAGAAATGTTAGATAAACGAGTAACTATTGTTGGTACTTGCGAGATAAATGATTATATGGGCAATCAGACTCCCCAAATTAAAATCGTTGATTATCAAATTGAACAAAGTCTACCCTCATGGTCTATTGCAGATTTTTAAAATATATGATATAATAGATATAGAAAATTAAGGAGTAAAATAAATGGTATTAACAGTAAAGCAAGAGGAAGGATTACGTACAGCAATAGACCGTTATAATAATCATGAATTATATACTTGTATTAGTGGATATGCAGGTAGCGGAAAATCTACGCTTGTAAGGTTTATTATAAACTCTCTTGATGTAGATTTAAATAAGATTTGTTATATTGCATATACGGGTAAAGCAGCGCAAGTATTACGCCGTAAAGGCTGTCCCAATGCAATGACTGCTCATAGATTATTATATAATTCTTTCCCGATTGGAAATGGGAGATTTAAGCATATCCCAAAAGAAAGTATTGATCCTTATCAAGTAATTGTAGTTGATGAAGTTTCAATGCTACCTAAAAGAATGTGGGATTTACTTCTTAGTCATAAAAAATATATTATCGCATTAGGGGACCCGGGACAGCTGCCTCCTATTGGCGGTGATAATAATGAAGTATTAGAAAGTCCTCATGTATTTCTTGATGAAATTATGCGGCAAGCTCAAGAGAGTGAAATTATTAGATTAACTATGCATGTGCGCGAGGGGCAGTCATTAGAGCTATTTAGAGGCCAGGATGTTAGAATTGTCCCAAGAACTGAAATGCAAAAGGACGGATTTTTATTTTGGGCAGATCAAATTTTATGTGGTAAGAATGCAACACGCAAACAGTTAAATACATCTATTAGAGAGATTTCTAAAAATGTAAAAGATAATTTACCTATTGTAGGAGATAAGTTAATTTGTTTACGAAATAATTGGGACTTTGTTAATTCTACTGGCGATGCGTTAGTTAATGGATTATCTGGTACTATTGAAACGCTTGAATATGTTGAACCATTACATAAGTTATATAATCCTTTTATGTCGCGGACTCCTGTGATTACTTTTCGACCAGATTATGATGATACGGATGTATTTAATAATGTTGATATAGATTATTCTATGTTTGAAAAAGGTGAGCCAACAGTTAATTGGCAGAATTGGAAAAAAATACCAAAACCTTTTCATCCTCAAGAATTTGATTATGGATATGCTATTACTGTACATAAAGCCCAAGGTAGTGAATGGGATAAAGTAATCGTATTTGAGGAATTTTTAAAAAATCAAACACGCGATGAATTTAAACGCTGGTTATATACTGCTGCTACACGTGCAGCAAAAAAACTTATTATTGTAAAGAGATAAAATATATGAATATATTAAGTATAGATTTTGATTGGATTATGGAGCCAACAATTAATAGTTATAACAATTTTTCTCATCCACAAGAAAATTGGACATTTAATACTTGGCGCGATATTAAGTTTGAAATTCCAGAAGGAAATTTTTCGTTTAATCCAGATAAATATTATCAACTTTTAAATATTATTATTAATTTCCGTTTAAATTGTAAAGATTTAGATTATATTTATACAGGATTAGACCATCATTTTATTTTAGATGCAATGAAATTTTGGAACATTAATAAAGAAGAATCAATATTACTTTGTAATATTGATCATCACCATGATTGTGGGTATATAGATAAAGGGGAACAGTATTTAGAAAGTATAGAAAAACAAAATCCATCTTTAGCAAATTGGGTATATTATTTTTGTAAAGAATATAATACTACTCAATATTTATGGATTAAGAATGATAATTCTATGTGGCCACCTGATAATATGGAATTATCAAATAGCCCATTATTTATCCCCTCTTCAGACATTGCATCTATTAGAAAAATTAATTTTGATAGATTATTTATTTGTTTATCACCTGATTGGGTGCCACCAAAATATTATCCAATGTATAACGTCATTGAAGATATAATTCGCTTACGTCCAAAAATTGACAATTTAAATAAAAAATGATATTATATATACAGAAAATAAACAAAGGAGATAGTTATGTTTTTTAACGGACACAATCATACAATGTATAGCAATCTCCGACTTATTGATTGTATAAATAAACCGAAAGATTTAATTGACCGAGCAATAAAACTCGGTCTTTCTGGTATTGCGATTACAGATCATGAAGCATTATGTTGCCATATTGAAGTAAATCAATATGCAAAACAACTACGTGAGACAAATCCAAATTTTACAATCGCATTAGGTAATGAGATTTATCTAACTGAAACAAGAGATAGTAAACAAGATTATTATCATTTTATTCTTATTGCAAAAGATGCAGAAGGTCATCGTGCATTAAGAGAATTAAGTTCTATTGCCTGGATGAATAGTTATACTGATAGACGAATGGAACGCACCCCTATTCTAAAAAGTGAAGTTGCAGAAGTAATGAAATGGGCAAAAGGTCATCTTATAGCAACAACCGCGTGTATTGGCGGAGAAGCTTCAAAATTACTTCTTACACAACGTATTTATAAACAATCAAATTTTGATGATACAGAAATTAATAATAAATTACATCAATTTATAAATTGGTGTATAAACACTTTTGGACAAGATGATTTTTATATTGAGTGCGCGCCAGGATTGTCAGAAGAGCAAATATATGTAAATAAACAGTTATATTTATTAGCTCGTTCATATGGCTTAAAAATGGTGCCAGCTACAGATAGTCATTATCTGAGTAAAGATTTGAGATTCGCGCATAAAGCATATCTTAATTCAAAAGATGGCGATCGTGAAGTAGATACATTCTATGAATATTGTTATCTTATGGATGAACAAGAGGCGCGAGAAAAATTAAATGAATCATTTGAGAATTTAAGATTAACTCAAGATCCAGAAAATTGGGATATTGTAAATTGGTTATTTGAAAATACTGAAATAGAAAGACAAAGTATTCAATTCTATGATTTAACTAAACCTCAACAAATCCCAACAGTAGATGTAAAGAATTATAATAAACGTGATTTTAGTCAAGAGTCTCAGAATAGATGGCCTATTCTTGAATCTTTATGGAACTCAGATAATATTCAAGAGCGTGCATGGATAAACGATGTATGGATTGGATTAAGAGAAAAACTTGGTGCGGATGTTGATTTTATTAATGATGAGAAAGTAATTACATATATTGATAGATTGGAAATTGAAGCAGATGTTATTAAATATATTGGAGAACGTCTTGGGACTTGTTTGTTCGCTTATTTTAACACTTTTAAGCATTATATTGATTTGTTTTGGGAGTGTGGCTCTATTGTTGGCCCAGGGCGTGGTTCTTCTACTGGATTTCTTAGTAACTATTTATTGGGCATTACTCAATTGGATCCAATCAAATGGAATTTACCGTGGTGGAGATTTTTAAATAAAGAACGTGCGGAGTTGCCTGATATTGATATTGACTTAGCTCCAAGTAAGCGTCCATTGATTTTTGAAAAAATTAGAGAAGAACGAGGTCAATTAGGACTATTGCAAGTTGCAACTTTTGGAACAGAAGGAACAAAATCTGCTATACAAACTGCTTGCAGAGGATATAGACATCTTAATGAACAAGGTGAAGAAGAATATCCTGATGGGATTGATAATGATATTGCGCAATATATTAGCTCATTAATTCCACAAGAGCGAGGATTTTTATGGAGTATAGCCGATTGTGTATATGGTAATCCATCAAAAAATAGAAGGCCCGTAAAAACATTTATTCATGAAGTCGAACAATATGAAGGACTTTTGGATATTATAAAAAATATTGAAGGTATTGTTAAGAATAGAAGTATTCACGCATCTGGTACAATTTTATATGATGCAGAACATATTTTTGATACTGCGGCGGTAATGAAAGCAACTTCTGGTGATTTAATTACTTGTTATGATCTACATATGGCAGAGGCCGCTGGCGATACTAAATATGATTTTCTTGTTACAGAAATTTGTGATAAGATGATTCAATGTTTAGAATTGCTAAAAGAAAATAAAAAGATTGAAGATTTAAGTTTGCGTGAATTATATAATAAATATTTGCACCCCGAAATAATTGATACAACAGATACAAAATTATGGGATGCACTCGCGGCAGGTACTGTATTGGATGTGTTCCAGTTTAATGGCGGATCTGGCTTAGCAATAGCAAAAGCATTAAAACCGAGGAATCCATTAGAGATGACTGCAGCAAATGCTATGATGCGATTAATGAATGAGCCAGGTGTAGAAAGTCAACAAGAAAGATATTTACGTATTAAAAAGTATGGTATTAATTCGTTTGATAAAGAAATGAAAAATGTTGGCTTGCCGCAATTAATGATTGATGCGTTACATGAATATTGTGATACATATTATGGATGCGTTCCTATTCAAGAGCAAATGATGCAGATTTTGATGGATGAACGAATCGCTGGATTTAGTTTGAAAGATGCAAATGATGCTCGTAAAATTGTAGCAAAGAAACAGATGAATCGTATCCCTGAATTACATGATAAATTTTATAAAGCAATTTCTGATGTATATGTTGATAATGGTAAGATTGCAGATTATGTTTGGGATATTGCAATTAGACCACAATTAGGATACGCATTTAGTTTGAATCATAGCTTACCCTATTCTTTTGTTGGTATTCAAGCGTTAGTTTTAGCATTAAATTGGAATAGTGTATATTGGAATACAGCTTGTTTAATTGTGAATAGTGGCGCAGTTGATGCAGATAGTGGTGGACAAACTAAATATGATAAGATTGCAAAAGCTATTGGCGATATTATGGGACGTGGCATTAGAGTTATGCCTCCGAATGTTAATCGTTCTGGATATGGTTTTGAGCCAGATGAAGAAGAAAATGTTATCTTATATGGTTTAAAAGCTCTTGTTGATGTAGGAGAAGATGTTGTTGCTTCTATAATTGAAAAGCGACCATATGAATCATTAGAAGATTTTATGTGGAAAACTAAATTAAATAAGAAGCCAATGATTTCATTAATCAAAAGCGGAGCATTAGATAGTTTTGGCGAACGTAAGAAAATTATGTATCAATATCTTTGGATGACTTGTGATAAAAAGAAGCGTATTACACTTCAAAATATGAATGGGTTAATTCAAAGAAAACTATTGCCGGAACAACTTAATCCTCAAAGAGCAGTATTTGAATTTAATAGATATTTAAAAGATAATTGTAAGCATGGAGATTGGTTTATTTTAGATGAGCGGGCATTAAATTATATCAATAGTAATTATAGTGATATAAGTTTAGAGGCAATTGCACCATACGGTATGGGATTACATACTAAAATTTGGGACAATGTTTATCAAAAAGAAATGGATAAAGTGCGCGATTGGATGAAAAATAATCAGCAAGAAGCTCTTTATCAATTAAATAAATCTATCTTTATGGATGCAATAGAGAAATATGCACAAGGGAATTATTCTTCATGGGAAATGGAAACAATGTGTTTTTATTATCATGAACATGAATTAGCGCATATAAATAAAACTCGTTATGGTTTAATTGATTATTATGATTTACCAGAAGAACCAGTAGTAGAAAGTTATTGGAAACGTAATGGTAGAGATATTCCATTATTCCAGTTAGCAAGAGTTTATGGGACAGTTATCGCAAAAGATAAAATAAGAAGTAATGTAATTTTGCTTGGCCCGCAAGGAGTATTTATTGTAAGATGTAATAAAGAATTTTTTGCTATGTTTGACAAACAAATTTCTCAACGTAATTTAGATGGGACAAAGCATGTAATTGAAAAGTCTTGGTTCCATAGAGGAAGTATGTTGGTATTTACAGGTATCCGTCGTGGAGATGAATTTGTGCCTAAAAAATATAGTAACACTCCTGGGCATTTAATTTATAAAATAGATAATATAGAAAAAGATGGAACATTAATTATTCGTTCAACAAGAGCACAAGGAATTGAGGAAGAAGATAGTGAATAAAATTATTGTGGCGATTTGCGGCAAGAGTGGTTCCGGTAAGGACACTCTTGCCAAGCACCTTGTGTCAATGAATCCTCATTGGCACAATATTGTGTCATTTACTACTCGTCCAATTCGAGATAACGAAGTAGATGGAGTAGATTATCATTTTATTTCTAATGAAGAGTTTGCAGAAAAAGTCTTAAATGGAGATATGCTAGAAGCTACTTTTTTCAATGACTGGCATTATGGGACTGCTAAGTCTGCATTATTTAATGGTATTAATGTTGGGGTTTTTGATCCAGCAGGTTTCACGGCACTTACAGAACATCCTCCGGAAGATGTAATTGTAATTGGTTTTTATATTACTTGCCCAGACCGTATTAGATTAATGCGCTCTTTGGCACGGGAAGATGACCCTGACATTAAAGAAATTATTCGTAGATATGGTACAGATGAGGAAGATTTTACAGATTTTGAATTAAACCCCTATATTAAAGAAGGTAATATTCTATCAAATAGTAATCGTACAGAATTGGCACAAAATCTTGTATATATTACTAATAATGTGAACGACATCTGGGCAGACATTGATAAATTTCCTCACTAAAGATTTATATATAATATATCGCACTTTAGGAGGTAATTATTTTGGTTACAAAACGTGATGGACGTAAAGTAGAATTTGATGGCGAAAAAATTAGAATTGCAATTTCAAAAGCTTATTTGGATTGTAATCCTGATCTAAAACCTCAAGTTCCAACCTATATAGATGAAATTGTAAATGAATTTAAAGATATGAATGAAGCATACGATTTAGATATTGAAGATATTCAAGATCGTATTGAAGAGTTCTTAATGGAGCATGATAAAAAAACTGCTCGCGCTTATGTAAGATATAGATATAAAAGAGAGT